GAGTCTTTTCTAATATCTTCCATATATTACCATGCCCCCTTCAACATTAAGGATATTTGCTTAGAATTAGTTCCGCTAACTGCGTTTATAATTAATGGATGCTCAACAAATAAATGATTATTAGTGATTGAGAAAGAGTTATTCCCCAAAATATTGAAACTATAATTTTCTGCTGGAACATTGCCATCATACAAAGAAAAGACAAATGCGTCCGCCTGAATAGTCCCATTTAAATATAAATAAACGACATATACCTGCGTATCAGATTCTAATATTGAGTAATTATTTGGAGAAATCCTTATTTCATATTCGTTTGTTGGCGTGCTTGTTACTATCACTGGAACATTTATATTGACAAGAGGATTTTCATGCATATAACAATTAATATTACAACTTCCAGAACTATTCATTGTTACAATATTTGAAGAAGTTGTTGCAATGCTAGAGCCGCTTGTTAAATATTCTATGGTTTTTGAAGCCAATAATCCATTTAGCGTCAAAACGGGAACTAATTCAAACTTATCTCCAGGGTTGCCTGATAAAGAACTTGGAGATACATTTAAGATATAAGTTCTTTTATAATAATCAGCGACTCCATTAATCAGATCATCCGTATCTAAATTGTCGTAATTAACGCCCATAGTGTATTGGGTTAAATGAGACGAGGCATTGTCTAATGTTTTCATATTGATGTAATTTCTAATACCATCACCATATAATCTATACGCAACCCAATTATCCGTGTTTCCAAACAAAAATCTTTGACCAGCCTTTATTTTTCCAGTAGTAGTATTATTTTGGCAAAAGATGTTTATGTCGCCCGTAGGAGTTACTGGAACACCTCTAGTATAATCTCTATTCTGTGTTATGTCGTATTCTATGGCGCAAGGCTCAGTATAGACAACTCCATTTTCATCGCACCATCTTAATGCATTATTGCACCTTCTAACACTACAAGAAGCGCCTAAATTTTTCAATATTTCAGTATTGACAACAATCCAATAATTATCATCAAAATAATATTTCCATCCTAAACTTGTTGCATGGTCTACGTCTTGGAATAATATATTTTTAAAATCATCGCCTAATTTTTTACCAGTCATAGAACTAATGGAAGAATTTATTCTAACCGTTACATTCTGCATTGTATTATTGCCAAATGCGCTTTCTTCTTGTATAGTAAAAACATCTGTAGCGTTTGAAAATTGCAAATCTAAGTTTGATTGGAACATATTAATAAGCGTTGCGTTAGTAGATATAAATTCAGGGGCAGAGCCACTAGACCCAGAAATAAAATATTTATAAGGAGACATAATTAAGCTCCTTCAAAATTTTGTAAAGACCAGCTAGTCCAATCATTATATTTGTATCCATAATCAACTAATAATTGAGATATTTCTTCTTTTTTATTTGTGAGCATGGATTGTTTTTCCCTTAGGTTTTGTGCAGCACTATGTATATCAAAATCTCTGTCCTTGATAAACATATTCATTTGCAAAACATCTTGAACCTCATGCATCATCCAATATTTAACCATTAATTGGGCTAATATAGATATGCTTTCATTTGTAAGAGATTCAGTAAAAGAACTACCGCTATACGCCAAGCTTTGATCGCAAATCTCGTCAAACTCCTCTATGGCAAATAAAATCCATCCTTCCAGATATGAATTAAAATCGTTCACAGAAGATTGGTATAGGGCAATAAGGCGGTAGTCCGCCTGGAGCATCATAAATCTATCAAATATATCAGTAAAATCTGTACCCGCCATACCCCTCCTTTTATATTTTTCAAACAGAAAGGTTATGCTTTCTGTACATTTTTTAATTTATTTTTTTTCTTGGTTCTCTAATTCCAAGACGCTTTTTGCGTTCTCAATTTTTTCTAAAATTTTAGTTTTTGAAACTCTTGATAATTTGTCTATTAAATTTAAGTCTATTTCTTTCCCAGAAATAGCCTTGTCCACTATCATGTCAATAATGAATTCTTTTTGTTTTTCATTGGCACTTCTAAATAAATCAACAGCCAAATCGCTATTGCCTTGAATAATTTCCTCTATTTTTTCCTTTGGCAGAATATGAGAATATGAATCTTCCAGCCCATGGACGCGAATAACCTTTTTGTTCAAAATCAAGAAATAACCTAAGTTTAAAAAATTTTGATGGTTTTCCATAATTTCAATTAAATCAGAATATAAAATCTGTTTTATTTCTCCAAAGACTTCAAACTTAAATAGTTTACCCCTGCCTGAACCCTTAGTAGAGATATTTAAAGGCATAGGGCAAAGAGACATAACCTTTATCCTGTCATCTGAATTGATTCTAATTTTTTCAGTTTCGTCCTCATAATCATCAAATGATGCATCCACTGTTTGTGGCTTTTTTATAGATTCAATTAGAGCCTCTAATTGAGCAATTTTATCCAATAATTGCTTTGATTCGACACTATCTCCTGGTTTATCAGTTAATAATGTGGATAATCTTTTAGAACGAGTCATTTTTTAATAAATTCCTTTCATAAAATTATGTATTTATAAGAGGGTAGGATAAAAACCCTACCCTCTTTATATTACTAAAATTAGAGAGTAATAACGCCAGCAACACTATTAGTTGCAACGCCAACGCCCCAATACTTAGTAAGGACTGTCTGTTGAGTCAAGTTAGCATTAGCGAACGTCCCTGTCGTATTCGCAATCGTATTACCTTCAATACATAACTTAATAAGCTTTTGAGCAGAAGGAGAAACGACCCAAATATAGCTATCAGACAACGCCATACCAAATGGCGTAGAGATGTCCGCAACCTGAGGCATAACAACAATATCATAGCCGCTAAATTGGCGAATATATCCCATACGGACATAATCGCTTTCTAAAGCATAGCGATAATTTGCGTCATCAGGAAGAACATTCAATAAAGCCAAGGGAGTTCCCATAATCATTGCCTTATTGTTGTTCCAGGCAGTTACCTGTTGACAAATACGAAGCAAAGACGCCTGCGAATACCCAGCCACGCGCAATCCAGTCGTTGCCGTATTGCTTACCGCAGCCATAGCTGTTGCAAAAGCAGAATACACATCTACCGTCATGCGAGTTTCAATAGAGCGGGATGCCTTTGAAACCAAATTGGCTAAAGATTCCTTGCCAGATAACATACCATACAAAGAGACGCCAACGGTAAGTTCATGAGCTTCAGGTGTAACAGTTACCTGCCCGCGAAATTGACGATGTACTTCAGTAGAACGCTGTCCGTGTCCAGCCTTAGAAACCACAAACAAATCACGTGGTTCAATATCAAATGCAAAATTGTCGCCCATTGCGCCATTCTTAACATCAGCATATGCGCCAATAGATTCGATGATGGTGTCAGGAATGACCATGTCCACCAACATATTAATAACTGCAAAAGACGCCCAAGATACTTGAGGATTCGTTGCATATGCTTCCATAGGGAAGTCAGCAAAATTCACGCCAGCAACGCGAGCAATTTCTTTTTTCAGCGCAGCATTCATCAAATCTTCTTTTTCTGCAAAAGAAATAGAAGTTCCATCTTCTTTCACTTTTTGGTATTCCACTTTGGTGTTGCCCTGTGTGGACAAATAATGATTCCAATAATCACTAAACATTTTATAAACGCCGATGTTCTGTTCACCGGCAAAATTAATCAAACTATTCGATAGTTTCATACTATTTTATTTCCTCCTATTTTAATAAATAATTAGATAATTCCTTACCTAAAATATTTTCTATATTATCGTAATCCCAATAAGGTATTACAATAAGTTTTAAATTATTATTTTTACAGTATTCTAATTTTATATTATCATGTAATAATCTTCTTTGAAAAGATTCTTCTCCACCAAAAATACCATCTCCAACTCCAAAATGTTGTTTTCCTTGATATTCTAATAATATTTTTTCATTATAGCTATTAGTAATAGCAAAATCAAAAGGTAACTGCTTCTTATTTCTACAATCTTTTATTCTGTGTTGTTGCTCGAAATTTATATTATTTTTTTCCAAATATTCTACAACCCTTTTTTCACCCCTAGATTTATTACATTTGTGGCATCCAGCTTCA